AGTATCTGATGAACGCTACAAAAAAGACATTGTAAACTCTACAGCAGGTCTTAGCTTTATCAATGCTTTACAGCCTCGTACCTTTAAGTACAAGAATTTAGGCGAACTACCTGAAACCTTTTACGCTTATAAAGAAGGCTCAACAGAAGTTTTTAAAAACTCTCAAACCAATCATGGTTTTATAGCCCAAGAAGTTAAAGCAGCTATAGATGCAGATGACAGCATTGAAGATGGCTTTAAACTTTGGGATGATAGAGAAGATGGTTCACAAGAAGTTGCAGAGGCAGCATTGATACCAGTGCTTGTCAAAGCAATCCAAGAACTTTCAGCACAAAATGCTGAATTAATAACAAGAATAGAAGCCTTAGAAGGCTAACAACAATAGGAGTATAAAAAATGGCAACAGTAACAGAAGTCTTAACAGCAGCAACCGATAGCGTAACGCTTATTAATGATATTAATGGTGGTACATACGATGTTGGAAATATGACCCAAGAAGAAATCAACGAGATGGTACAAAGAAATGTAGACCATCTTGAACTTATCTTGGCTTATACAGAACCTGACGTAGTAGGAGACTCATCAGATAAGTCTAGCTATACAGATGCGATTGCTACAGGAAACACTTATATTTCCAATAATCCTATATGATGCTAAGATATTAATTTTTACAGGAGTAAGTTATGGCAGAAGCTAAAGAAAACGGAAACACTTTAACTATAGACGGAGTTGCACATGATGCAGACTCTTTCTCAGATGAGGGTAAGCAACAGTTTGTTGAGTTATCCATTGTTGAGGAAAAGTTAAAGCTATCTAACCAAAGATATAACGAGGTCATTGTTGATCTAAAATCACAACAATCCGCAAAGGCTCAATATATCAAAAACATCATGGAGTTAGAGGGCATAGATGCGAAGCAAGAGGACAGCGACGAAGAAACCAGTAGCGAAGAAAAGGGCGATAAAAAAGCCAACTAATGTTACTGCATTGGAGTTGCACGAACAGATATGTGCAATTCGTTACGAGAACCTAGATAAAAGATTAGAGTCAGGTTCAGCTAGATTCATTCGCATGGAAGCTATGATATGGGGCTTGTATGCTGTTATCGTAGGCTCTTACTTATTAGACAAGGTAGCATAATGGCAGGATTAGTAACAACAACAGCACCCACACAAGAACCAGTTACCTTGCAAGAGGTCAAAGAGTATCTAAGAGTTGATGATGCCACAGACGAAAGAGTGGTTAGACCTTTCATAGAGAGTGCTAGACGATTCTGTGAAGAACACACTGGTAGAGCCTTAATGACTCAAACCCTTACGCTTTTTCTTGATGCCTTTGAAGATATAGATGACCCCTTGTGGGAAGGTATGCGTACTGGTCCTTACCTTAACTACTATAAAAACTATGTGGTATTACCTAGAGCACCAGTAACCTCTGTAACGCATATAAAGACATATGATGATGCAGATGTAGCTACAACCCTTGCAGCTTCTAAATATTACTTAGACAGCGCTAGAGAGCCTGCTAGGGTGGTTATGAGAAACGGTGAGACATTTCCTACCGCACTACGAGTAGCAAACGCCATTGAAATAGAATATGTCACTGGTTACACATCAGCATACAACATTCCTGAACCCATAAAGCTAGGTATCATGCAACACATAGCTTACCTTTATGAACACAGAGGTGATATGTATGATGCGAAGCTACCCTATCCCCCCATGTTGAGATCGCTGTACGCACCTTATGTCATTCATAGAGGTTTGGGTTCGTCCTCTCTTATGGCTCTCGGTTAAGATGGCTAACAGTATCGGCAAGATGCGATATAGGGTAAAGGTTGAGAGAGCAACCAATACTAGAGATGCAGGCGGTGGTTTGGCACAATCATTCGGCTCTGTAGCAACCATCTACGCAAACATTAAACCTAAGAACGCTAACAGTACCTATAGACAGGGTATCTTGCAGGAAAAGGTTACGCATGAAATCACGATACGCTACATGAAGAACATAGACACCAACAGCAAGATTACCTTTGGCACTAGGTCTTTTGCAATTAACGGCATCATTAATGTGGACGAGAGGGATAGATTCCTTACACTGCTATGCGAAGAAGGTATTGCGATATGAGTGATGGCATTGATCTAAAGATTTCCAACCTTAAAGCATTTAACAAAAAGCTACAGGCAACGCTAGATGACAACAAGGTCAAAGAGTATGTAACTCGTGGAACTATGATGGTGCAAAACACTGCAAAGAAAAGCATACTTGCAGGCGGTACTGGTAAAACATATCAAAAGTACGAACCAAGAAGAACGCACACAGCATCAGCACCAAATCAACCACCTGCTAGTGATACTGGATTTTTAGCAAGTCAAATAACAATGGATGTAGATGTTAAGGCTAACGGCACGGTTGTAGGTCAAATTATATCTGCAGCACCTTATTCTAAACATTTAGAGTTCGGCACAGTCAATATGACAGAGAGACCATTCATGCAACCTGCACTTATGAAAAATAAAAGAAAAATACAAGCAATGTTTAAAAAAGGTATTCTCAAATGAGTGTTGGTCAATTTGCACTACAGTCTAGTATTTATACAGCACTTAATGTATCTGCAATTACCACTACGCTTGCCTGTGGTGTCTATGACGAGGTTGTTGAGGGTAACAGCTACCCTTTTATCACCTTAGGTGAAGAAACTGCGATAGATTACAGCACAAACAACCTAGTAGGCGCTGAAACAACGATTAACATACATATTTGGTCAAGATATAAAGGCTCAAAGCAAACAAAACAAATTATGGACAAGGTGCATGATTTATTGCATGATGTAAGTCTAAGTGTTAGTGGTGTAAATCTTATAAATTTAAGATTTGAATACAGCGACATAATGAGAGACCCCGATGGGATAACTCGGCACGGTGTCATGAGATTTCGTGCAATTACACTAGGTACTTGATTCAATACCAAATACTGAAGTAATACGGTGGCAGATGCCTTATTTTTTAATTAGAGGAATAAATACCCTCTGTATTTAGGAGTATATTATGGCAGCACAAAAAGGTAGTGCTATGTTAATGAAGGTAGGCAATGGTGCTTCACCTGAAGTTTTTTCAACAATAGCAGGGCTTAGATCAACAAGCTTAACAGTAAACAATGAATCAGTAGATGTAACTAATAAGGATTCTTCAGGAAAGAGAACTTTATTGGAAGCAGCAGGGGTTCAATCAATCAGTGTTTCAGGAAGTGGCGTATTCACAGACGGTGCATCAGAAACAACTATCAAAACAAACGCTTTAGCTGATACACAAGACAACTATCAGTTTTTAGTTCCTGACTTTGGTACTTTCACAGGTGCTTTTCAAGTAACCAGTTTAGAGTATGCAGGTGAGTTCAACGGAGAAGTTACTTACAGTATGTCCTTTGAATCAGCAGGTGCAATTACATTCGCAACCGTATAAGGCTATGGCTTGGGAACAAGTAAAAGTTAAAGGCGAAAAAAATACTGTTATAGGTATGATGCAGGGCGATCAATTAGATATGCCAAATGTATTAATCGGTAAGAGTGTCAAGGTTAATGGTAAGGACATCTCAATCAAATCCTATGTGGTTGACGAGAGAGATGATATGTTAAAAATCACACTTGCAATGGCAAGTCCAACAAAGGAGAAGTCAGATGACAAACCCACTAAAGGGTCAGATTGAAGTAACGCTAGGTTCTGAAACCTATAAGTGCCGATTAACCATAGATAGCTTAGTCAAGATTGAGGATGAACTAGATACAGGGATTCTTGAACTTGCACAGAACATTGCACAAGCTAAAGTTCGCATAAGAACATTATTAGTCGTATTACGCTATGCCCTTAGAGGTGGTGGCAATGACTTTGATGAAAAGAAAGTAGGGCAAATAATATCTGATGTAGGTATTGTTACTGCTTCTACAGAGGTAGCCAAACTCTTGGTATCTACCTTAAACGACAATGACTCAGACGAGGAAGATAAAAAAAAAGCAATAGAGTAGATGAACATACAACACCTATCAATTGGGGAAACTTTTATATGATATGTGTTGGTATGATGAATATGCGCCCTATGGACTTTTGGGATTTATCACCTAGAGAGATGTATCTAGCAATAAAAGGCTTTAAGCATTTTAATGGCGCTGAAAAAGAAAAACCTATGGATAGAGAAGAACTTGATGATTTAATGGAGTTATACCCTGACTAATGAATGAGATAGATAAGCTAATCATAAAGATTGAAGCTGATACTAAACAGCTTAAGGCTGAACTTAATAAAATAGAAGGCAAAATAAAAACTACTGGTGCTGCAGGTAATGTTGCTTTTGGTATGGGTGGTGTGGGTATCGGTAGAGCATTAATGGCTCTAAAAGGTCCATTAATAATGGCAACAGCAGGTCTAGTTGCAATGGGTGTAGCCATTCACAATATAGCTAAAGTTGGAATGGAATTTGAAGATTTAGCAGACTCATTAAATACTGTTTTTGGAAGCATTGATAAAGGAACTGTAGCAATGGGCAAAATTTTAAGTTTTGCTCAAAAAACACCTTTCCAAATTGAAACAGTAACTAAATCATTCATTGCTCTTAAATCAGCAGGTATTGAACCAAACGAGAGAATGATGCAAGTATTTGCTGATACTGCATCAACATCCACCGATCAACTAGGCGTATTTGAAGCACTTGTAAGAACTGTACAAAGATCAGCTTCAGGTGGTCTTGGGTTAGAAGAACTCAACATGATTATGGATAGGGGCATTGATGTGCTTGGAATCCTTAATGATGAACTAGGTTTAACTAAAAATTCAATAGCAGATTTTGGTGCTACAGCAGAGGGAGCAAAATTAATAACAGATGCCTTAATTAACGGATTAGAAAGAAAATTTGGCGGTGCTATGGAATCCAAAATGGATAACCTATCAACCAAAGCATCCAACATGACTATAGCATTTAAAGAATTAGCTAATGAAATTTACATAAGTGGATTAGATGCGCAGCTCAAAGGGTTAGTTGACAGTATTACCAATTATGTAAGAAAACTTACAGAAGCAAGACGAGTTCAAGCAGGTATGGGTACAGGCGTTGTTTTAACAGGTGATATTTCTTTAGATAGGTCAGCTTTAGAACAACAAAGAGAAGATTTAGAAAAGCTACAAATCATACAAAAAAGAATAGTTGATGAAAACAAAGACCCAAATAAACAATTATTTTTTGAAGAAAGTTTACAAACAACAGAAATTACTTTAGCAAATATAGCTAAAGAGCTTACAAATATTGGTAGAGAAGAAGTCAAAAGAATGAACATCTTTAAGCAAGGTAATTCTGTAGATGTAGATGGAATCAGAGTCAAAGGTCAGTTAATGAGGGCTTTAACATTAGCTGCAGGTGAAATGGATAAGTTAGATGGAGATACAGTTGATGCTACTTTTGCTTTAGAGAATTTTGACAAAATCATATCAATGAAACTTAATGGTAAAACATTAGAAGAAATGGGATATAAAACTGAAGATGTAAGAAAGGCTTTACAAAATCTTTCCACGCAGACTAAAGACTCACAAGAAGCGATAGATGTTTTTGCACAAGTTATCAGCACCTCTGCTAATGCGTTCTCTAATGATTTTGTAAATGCATTGATGAATGGTGAGAGTGCTTTAGAGTCTTTTAATGACTTTGCTAAAAGTTTAGTTTCTCAAATTATTTCAACATTCTTGCAGTTAGCTGTGGTAAATAAAATTTTAAACGCAGTGTTTTCAAGCGCTAACGGTGGTAAGGGTTTAAATCTACCTGAATTAGCAAGTGGTGGTACTATACAAAGAGGTCAGCCTACACTAGTTGGAGAACGAGGTCCTGAAATATTTGTTCCTAATTCAAGTGGAACTATTATGAATGGAATGAACACAAAAAATGCTATGGGCGGTGGTTCTACTATTGTAGTTAACCAGTCTGTTAACTTTGCTACAGGTGTTGTACCTACAGTTAGAGCAGAAGTAATGAAAATGATGCCACAGATAGCAGATGTAACAAAAGGTGCTGTAGCTGAAGCTGCAATGCGTGGTGGTAACTATAGGAGAGCATTACAAGGTGGCTAAATTAATATCAATGCCTACAAGTCCTAACTTCACAAGAAGCAACTGGTCGCTTGTAAGGACAGTAGGAACTACGGTTAGTCCGTTTACTGGTAAAACCAAAACACAAGAGTTTGATGGTGTATATTGGACAGCAGAGGTATCTTTACCGCCAATGCGTAGATCACAAGCAGTTGAATGGCAGTCTTTTCTTTTAGAACTAAATGGTACGGTAAACCACTTTAAATTTGCTGACCCTGATGCACTAACAAACACAGGAACATATAGCACAGGACATCTTACATCTGAATTAAGAACAAACAGTAGTTCAGTAACACTCTCTTTTAGTGGTTCAACCATAACAGCAGGTGCTTCTACTTTCGGTAGTGCAAAGGTCGGTGATTTTATAGTTGTTACAGGTGCAACCAATGAAGATAACAACGGAACACATAAAATAACAACAGTAACAAGTGCAACAGTTATAGTAACAACAAGCACATTTACCACAGAATCTAACACAGCAAGTTGCAAGGTAAGAACCAATGTCAAGGGTGCTACTGGATTATCGCTTCTTGCTTCCACAAACGCTGCTAGTGGCACGATTAAGAAAGGAGACTACTTACAGATACAATCGGCTGCAAACACCACAGGCACGCCCACACAGATAGTAATGGTTACGGAAGATGCAACTGCTACGGCAGACGGTGCAAAGGATTTCTATGGTGTAGCCATACAACCTAAACTAAGATCAGACTTAGCAACAGGACATTACGCAGTATTCACAAACCCAAAAGGGACATTTAGGCTCATATCTAATGAGGTAAGTTGGTCAGCAGACCGAATATCCAACTACGGCATTAGTTTTTCTTGTATTGAGGTAATTTAATGGCTACTAGGCAGGGTTTAGATAGTTCTATCGTAAATCGTCTAGGTGCTGATGAACAAGCCTTATTTTTTGCAGTTAAAGCAGAGTTTGATACAGATGATATTTTAGTTTGGTCAGGCACAGATGATCTTGTAATAGGCTCTGACACATATACTGGCGCAGGCACATTACTTAATGTAAGCAACTCAGAAGATAATTTAGAATTAAAATCTAATGGTTTAGTTATTTCTTTATCAGGAATGGATAGTACAGTAGTTACATATGCTTTAACTGAAAACTATCAAAATAGACCAATAACATTGTTTTTAGGCTATGTTATGGGTGGCACTAACGAAGTAGCAGGAAAACTTACATTGTTTAAAGGAAGAATGGCTAGCCTTGTTGTAAATGATACCCCTGAAGGCTCTACAGTGACTATAGATGCGGAAAATAGACTGGTAGACCTAGACAGACCATCAAACCTTAGGTACACAAAAGAATCACAAAACTTTTTACACTCAGGTGATACAGGTTTTAACCGTGTTGCATCCTTACAAGATAAACAAATAAATTGGGGTAAAACATCAAGCACCGCAGGTGGCGGG